CTCAATACACTTACAGCTATATAACCGCATTTTGAACATTCACTATAGCCTCTTTCGTGCTCATCTTCTATCCATTCACCTCGATGTCGCTCTGGCTCTGCGGATGGGAGAGTACGGATATACTCCGCAAATCTTGCGGCATCAACATAATCATCAGCCATGCGCTTTTCCAAATCTTCAAGAACAGCCACTCTATCAATCAAATCACTCATGTCCACTCCAATCCAGCTTGGCACCACAGTTCGGGCAATGCTTATAGCTGTCAATGACATCATATCCGCAGTCGCCACAGCGTCCGGTTCTGATGACACTGCTGACCCGTGTAACCTTCTCCACCTTCGCTGTTCGCTCACTCATCGCTCGGTTCCATGCTTCTATGGCTTCGGCTTCGGTGGGATATTCAGCAGGTGTCTGTATATCGCAATTTTTACAGCAGACAAACCATCCTACGCCTTCACTCGGCTCTCCGATAATATAATCAGTCCATGCCTCTCCACCGCAGCCACAGCGGACTGGTTTCAATTCGACACTCATACTTTTATCCTTTCCAGTCTCCATCCGACTTCTATCGCAATAATCTGCATCTCATCGGTTATCATATAATCGTCATCATCACAGCAATACCAATGACCGCTTTCATTTTGCTTTACTTTCACAGCCCGCCACAGTCCTCTATCCTCAGAGTGTGGAAATCCTGAATCTCGATGAAGCAGGTCGTAATATTCGCCACTTATTTCTTTTATCATTTCACAACAAAAATCAATGTATTTTCAGTGCCATCTGGCGCGTAGCCTTCGATAATTTTTTTCGCCCCAAATAAATCAGCCATTTTCTCAGCTAAAGATTTACTGCATACAGAATTTTTGTAAGTATTATTCGTCACGTTCAGTGGATACCGATTCGCAAATGACTTCTCCGCTGCTTTCACCATTACCCGTTTGTGCATTTCATCAATAAAAAAGTTAATGTAATCAGGCTCACCGAGAATTTTTATCGCTTTCGCCGAAAATCTAATCCTGCGATTGCTGACGCTCAAACTCATTGCAATCGTTTCTTTTTGGTATCCATACTTCGGTCCTTTTACGACCGTAAATCCGACTAATTCATCTCGCATTTATCCTCTCTTTCTTTCCTAAAAAAACCGCCGCGCCGGGTGCGATCCGCAGCGGTAAAAACGATTAATTTGCGACAATTGGTAAAAAAGATTCAACAACATAGAGGGATCTCCTTTCTTACCGCCCCGGTCAGGCGGGCTACATGCCCTGAACCCTGTCTAATAATTTTGATTGCAGGCACAAATGTGGAAAGCCTGCGCCGACAAACCGCTCCGCCGGAGAACCAGAGCGGCACAATGAGTTTTTGACTGTGAAAACAATAATACGTAAAACGTGTCATTATGATTTTTATTTCCCCGGTAAAACGCGGGCTACTTACCCACGACGTTCTCATCTTTATACTGACCAACCTGCTCGAACCAAGTCATATCAATGCAATAGGCAATGGCTTCTTTCGGCGTCCGAAGCAGATTCCGTTTCATCAGCTCTTCAAGCTTCTCTCGCTGTTCCTGATTCAAAAATGCCGGTAAACCGCCTACTTGCTTGCCCATCAAAAACCTGCCCTTTTCCGTAAATACTCGACCCATTTCAGCAGGTCGTGCCGAAAATCACCGCAGCACCGCTTCCGATTAGCATCCCAATACGGGCATTTTCGATGCGCCCCGGAAACACACAGCTTTCCATTCATGCAATGCTTTGCGCCTTTGACAACTTCGTCAAGATCACGCATGTTTGCTGTACTTTCGTCATAAAAAGTGTCTTCAACCATTCTCTCTTCTCCCATCATCATGAGGGTCATCCTCTTTCAGTCCAAGTTTCCTGATGATCTTCTTCTTGATTTCCAACAGATCATCATCAGTCCAATCTTCCAACGTTTCTTTTTGATCAGATTTTCGGAAATCCGCCACGGAATGTTTTTTCCGATCTATCATTTCAAACTCCATTCCGCTTTCCGGCTTTCAGCCAATTCAACTCGCTTTTTCTCGTCTGCCGTCATCGGCTTCAGAAAGTTGTCAACGCGTGACGCGTGTTTCTGTGCCAGTTCTTCTGTCATCTTCATTCCGTGAGCGGCTGCATGCTGATTTGCATCCTCGATGATCTCTTCAACGCTCATCCGCTTTTGGGGTTCCGGCAGAGCGACTTTTTTCGGCGCTTCGATTCGCCAAGTTTCCGTCATCTGCAGATCCAGCGGAAAGGCAAAGAAATCCGCTTCCTGCTTTGCGATCTCTTTATAGCTTTCCCGGATTGCACTCATGATGACTGTCTGGAAGGCGGAATCATCGACGTTGTTCCATGCAATCAACTGAGACGGATTGTCTGTCAGTTTCTTCAGGATCGGCGGCAGCTCGTTATAGGCTTTCACCGCAGATTCTGGATTGAAGGATTTTTTGACCGCGTTTGAAATCGTGTGGAATGCCTGGATGGATGTCGGTTTCCCTTTCAGAAAGGATTCCACCATCTGGGATTTTATATCGGCGATCGTCGGAGCGAATTTGCTCGTGCTGATATGTGCTTTGACCGCCCGCATGACCGCGTCTTTTGGATTGCCGGCAAAGAACTCATACCAGTCTTCAAAAACCGTCTGTTTATCGGTCTCAGAGAAAAACCGCGGATAATAATGCTCGATTTTCTCCATGATTTCAGAAAATTCTGCCCGTGTCATAGGTCAATGACATCCCCTTTCGATGGCTGATTGCGGTAATCGGATGCGATGTCGCTGAAAGACCTGGATTTCTGAGGCTGCGCCGCCTGCTTCTGCCTGGCTTCCTCGTCGTCTTTCCTGCCCCAGTTCAGGATTGCGGCATAATCCGACTTGTAAACATAACCTTTTGCCGCTTTCCCTAAAGAAAGATTCTCGATGCGCTTTTCCCAATCCAGCGGGAATTTCTCTTTCAGCTTTGCCAGTTCCAGATCCGTAAGCAAAACGTTTTTGAAATTTCCGTACTGATGTTTTGATTCTTTTACGGGCGCGGGATTTTCTCTCTTAACTCTCTCTTTTAATTCTTTATCTATATCTATTTCTTTATCTATTTCTATATCTATTTCTGGGGTTACATTTTCATTACACATGTAACCGGCCATGGTTACATCATGGTTACATGTGTAACCTGGATCATCATTATCACTTGTTACAGGTGTAACCTTATTGCCTGTTTGTTTTTGGTTACTTCTGTAACGCGCAACTTTTTCCGCATTCGTCAAATTGGATTCCTGACGTTTCTGGAAGTTGGTTACATATGTAACCCCATCCTCGGTTTTAGAAATGATGCCTGCGGTTACAAGGTGCTCAAGGGACTTGATTGTGTCTTTTTCGCTCATGTACAACTCGAGCGCTATATCTTCTGTCGGCGGTAATGCGCCATTCATGTCTTCCTGTCCGGCAAGGAGCAGAAGTTTCATAAAAACAAGCTGATCCCGCTCAGACAGTTTTCTCATTTTTCGATCATGAAGCATTTCCGGGTACATCTTGATCCACTGTTTCATGCTGCAGTCCTTTCAAAAAAAGGGGAGCGGGCGAGGCTTCCGCTCCGATGGTTATACTTTTGCAAGGAGGAAATTTTGTTAAGCTGTTTTTTGGCAACGTCAATCAACATCATCTGCCTCGCTCGATGGTGTCCGCTAAGATTCGGGAACGAAGGGGTCTCCGTCCTGATTCTGCATCGTCTTTTCTACTTTGCGATTCTGCAAAATTTCGCAAATTGCAGCCGCTTTCAGACCGTAATCAGCTTGCTTTTCTGGGTCATCCGCAGCATTTTCAATGGCGGTAACGACCGATTTCAACATGCACTTTAGCTCGTATGTCGATTTCTTTCCATACGGCTGACCCTTGCTGTCCTGCATCTTTTCCGCATTAATGCGGCTCATGCCCTGCACCCAGCCCGGTTTTGAGAAACTTTTCAAATATGCGATTTCATCAAACGCTGGCTTCTGCGCGGGCTGTTGAGCTGCTTGCGGCTGCGGTTTTGGCGTCTCCTGAACTGGCTCATAATCACCGTCAATCATCGGCGGGACATCATTCGCCACGGCGAACCCAGCCATATCCTCAATATCCTGTGTAAAGTATTCGGACAAATTGCAAGCAATCAAGATCGCACCGATATAGGCTCTTTTCTGAGCCATTTTCTGGAAGGTATTGACCTGCTCAGCAGTGTCAAAATTCTTGACATCGCCGACATTCTGGCTGGTAATGCGCGGATCATTTGACGGAAATTTTGCACCGCATCCGCCCTGCTTCGCCCAACAATAAAAGCCGTCGCCATTCTTGCTTTTGCGGAGCGGTTTTCCGCAATTTGGACAGACCAATTCGCCACGGCGATAGCGGTATTTCTTTTCCCATGAGTTGCAGGACGCATCGCATTCTGCGACATACTCGCCGTTTCGGTACAACTCACACTTGTACTCAAAAAAGAAGAAAGGTTCATTATCAGGGTTACCTTCACCCGTCCAGTTCAGGACTTTATCAATTGCCCGGAATTTCGGATTGAGCCCGAACAGTGTTCCGAGCTTTTCAGCCCCCGGTTTCAGCAAGGACGGTTTCTGCACGCCTGCAAACGTTCCATAATCAACGCCTTCAGTCAGGCATTTCGCCGTAAATTTCCGGACCGCCTCAAATTTCGCTTTTGCCTCATCCATGCCTACAATCGGGCTAACAAACAATCCTTGCGGTTGTACCGTCATGATTTCAGTGTTTTCCATGATTACAAAGTCTCCTTTTTCGCTGATTTTTTAGGCAAAAACACGACATTCGAAAGGCTGAAAAGATAATATTCGCCAAATTTTTGCGGTTTCGTCAAACGCGCATAATATTTTTTGTTGTCATACGGTTTGTATGTCCGCAGATTTTTCATAATGCAGGTACCGCCGAACTTGTTTCGGCGGTAACGTTTATCGATCGGCATGCCGGCATCATTCGGTTTTATGTAAAACGAATCGAATTCTTTGAGGTAACCGATCTCAATACGGTTGACATCGCCCAAATCTCTTAAAAGTTCTCCGGAAATCGAAGCATTGGAATCGTATACGCTGATCGCACTTTCTCTGACCTTTTCGCGGTGAAATTCAGTCACGCTACTGAACGGTACAAATGTCAATTGATTGATGTTTTCCATTGTGATATAATTACTCCTGTCTTTATAATTTGGTTGTCCGGATTTTCTCATTGTGCCACGAGTTTATCCGGGCTTCCTTTTTTATGCCACAGCCACCAAAATTTCTCAGCGGCTGCAGATTCCCCATACTGCCAAACCATCGCGCGATACAAACTCGCATTTGCTCCGGTCAGCTCAACCAAACAAGCGCCGCGCTTGTAAGTGATTTTCTCAGGCGCAGTTTGCTCAAATGCGGTAATCACAACGCCCTCACGATCCCGAGAACGATCGTCAACCAGATCGCCGCTGCGATGAAACCCATGACGATCTCTTCTGGCTGAATGCTTTCGCGTTTCTGCTTTTGTTTCAAATTTAAGTCGATCATGCTGCACTCACTTCCGCAGTTGCCTGCAAACTTTCAAAAAGCTGCTCAAAGTCGATCGTACCCTCGGCATAATCCTCAGCGTTGTATCCGAGAACATCATATCCAAACTGACCAAGTTCTTTCCCGACCGCTTCGATTGGGAACCGGCTTCCGAAACGGTAGAAGGTCTTATTGCCTACGGCTCCGCTTCTGCGGTCAATGATCGTCAGAGTGGCTTTGACGATCATGACATCCATTTCTTTTTGGAATTGCTCCATCCTTTTCATATCCACCTCTTTTTCTTACCATTCGCACCAGACTTCATTCCGATGCATAAAATCCTGCCATTCCATCTCCGCTTCGTCAGCGGTGATCTCGCCGGCTTCAAGCTGTCTTTCCAGCTTCGCTTCCAGTTCTTCCCGTGTCATTGCTTTCCTTTAACAAATCTTCTATTGAGATTCCGTATAAATTCGCCAGCTTTTCAACCGTTTTCAGTTTCGGATTTCGCCGACCGGTTTCATAATGGCTATAGGCTGACTGGTTTACACCGCAAACTTCAGCGACTTCCGCCTGACTGTACCCTGCTTTTATTCGTTCATCCTTCAAACTCACTCTCGCTGTCTCCTTTCTCAAAAATTCTCTCTTTCAGTAATTATTATACTACTTTATGTAATTTCTTACAATAAATAATTACTTTATGTAGGGTTCTTCTTGAAATTTTTTACCAGTGCAAACGCAGCCGGTACCACTCCATTGCATCGTCATCGTCTTCCATATCATCGTAACCGCAGTGACCGGTCAACCCGATGCAGACATATTCCGCAGGCTGCCAGTAGGTCTGTCTGGATGATTCCCGCCATTCAAGATTCGCATCGAGCCAATCCCAGAACCGCTTCAGCGCACCTTTCAGCGTGTCATCTCCCTCGCCTCTGTGGTACAGACTTAGTATTCCTTCAAGCGGTTCGTCTCCGAATGAAATCGGCTGTCCTTTCGTATTGACACGGTTCAGTACTTTTCCATTCTCATCATACTCAAGGATATAGAGCGGTTTTTCTGATACAAGATGCCCTTCGCTGTCAACTTCCAGATCAGATGGTTCAAAATAGATGTCGTAGTATTTTTCAGTCATTTCGATTTCCTTTCCGCAGTGTTTTATCTGCTGACCGCCTTTCGGCGGTTTCGGCGTTTCGCGCCTGTTGCCTTTCGGCTCGTCAGAGCAGAGTGCTAATCTCCAATTGAGATATATTCTTCATATCCGTCTTCGTAGATGTAAAGGTCACCGTAGGCCATCCATTTGACGTCTATCAATCGTCCGTGCGGTCATACTTTCGGCTCTCCGTACTTCTTTGCGTATTCTTCCGGCTCCATGTAGATGGCGTCTTCGATCATTTCCTGAATACTGAACATTTCAATTCTCCTTTCTCGGTTACCCGGACTACCGAGGATTTCTCGGTAGTTTCGTCGCAATTTTCAGCGACTCGTCAGCGGGCTTTTGCGAATCTTTTTGCAATCCAATCCAGCATTTCACGGTCTTTATTTATTTCATTGTTCATAGCCACACAAACATAATTGTTTGGTTCTTCCGGGAGCGTTTCAATTGCTTTGATGATTTGATAATATATATTGCTGTAAACTCGGCGGTCATCAAGATATTCTTTCCATTCTTCTGCCTTTTTTTCATATTTGAATTTCAGAAATTCCATTTTTGCTGTTTTCCAAGTATCGTTTTTCATCTCATCCTTCTTTCTCCCGGTGTATTGCCCCGCCGGGAGGGCTGTACTTTTGTTAGGCGATTTCTACGTTTACAAGATTTCCGTTGATGATGAACTTCTTCACGAATTTTCCAAAAGCTCCTTTATTGTTCAGTTCTTTATCATCCATCTGGCTGAAGATAGTCTGCACGCTGTAGGTAGAACCGTCACTGTATTCATTGTTTACTCGCTGACCCCACCAGTAATTTTTTACTGTATGACTGATTCTGATTGATTTTTTGCTGTTCAGCCATTCACTAATTTCGGTGTTTGTCATTGTGTTTTCCATCTCGTTATCTCCTTTATTTTTTATTTAACTATCTGTATTATATTACTATTAGTAATTTTTTACAATGAAAATGACAAAATTTCTTACTTTTAGGAGTTATTTATTTTTCTCACAAATATTACCGTTAGTAATTTATAATAAATAAAAAGGAGTTTTTCCCATGAATAACTTGAAATATTACCGAAAGAGTAAAGGTTTGAATCAAGAAGACGTTGCAAAACTACTCGGCATTTCAACGACAGCATATGGTCATTACGAAACCGGCAGAAGAAATCCGCCTGCTGATAATCTTGCTAAACTTGCAGATATATACGATGTTTCCGTTGACATTCTCATGGGTCGTGTTGCTGATTCTCATCAAACTGAAATAACGGATTCAGCTGAACCTGTGACTGAGGATGACGTCTTCGTTCCCTTGGTCGCTTCGCTTCGGTGCGGCTATGGAGAGAATGGCAATTCCTTTGCCTTTATCAAAAAAGTTCCCATCCCTGCTTCTTATGTCCGCCGTTGGGGAGATGGACTGAAATGCGTGATGGCAATCGGCGATTCTATGTCACCGACAATCGTTCCGGGCGATAAACTGCTGTGCCGCCCGGGTGATGCATGGGAAAGCGGAAATATCGTTGTCATCAACATTAATGATTCTGACACCGTCAAGCGCATCTACAGGACTTCTGACGGAGGAATTGATTTGAAGCCTGACAATCCAAACTTCCAGACGGTTCATTACTCGCCTAAAGATATAGAAAATCTTCAGATCCACGTTCTGGGTCGGGTCCTGATCTCGATCTCGAAGGAACTGTGATGAAAAAATGGATCATCCTTTTCCTGCTTTTATTTGCCACTGGATGCTCATCGACAGACGAATCCTATGAAGCAACGCTGAGAGCGTTTGCCGAAGCATCACCGACACAACCGGAATTGCTTATCGCGCCCAGAATGACACCAACTGCACCAAAGTCTTGGTACGGGAATCCAGTCGCAGCACCTACACGGACACCTGCTGCCGATTTTTTTGATCAGCATGTTGCGCAGAATATTTACAGTCCAACGCCCGGCGGTACGAATTTCGACCGCGCATGTCGGATCAAAGGCAATGTCAGCCTCAGAAACAAAGAAGAAAAGATCTATCATTGCCCAAACTGGCGCGACTATGACAGAACCGATGTCAATATATTTGAGGGAGACAAATGGTTCTGCACGGAAGCTGAAGCCATTGCAGCAGGCTTCCGAAGACCTGCTAATGCCGGCTCTGCTGTCTGCGAAGAATGAAAAGAACCGCAGATCTGCGGTTCTTTCAACTGGATGGATAAAAAGAGATGATATGAAAATGTTTCCCTCAACAGCAATTATACCATGATGCAAAATCTATCACCATTTAAACAAGGCGATAAAGTCGTGGGCTACTGCCGATATTCCGGCGGCGAGGAACAAGGGCTGAAGAACACCTCCACCGATGAACAGGAGGCAGCTATCCGGCAATTCTGCGACGCGAATAGGCTGAATCTGGTCAGGGTCTATGCCGATCCTTTCGTTTCCGGGCGCTCCACCAAAGGGCGCGAGCACTATTTGGAGATGATGTCCGACTTGCTGCACGACAAAAAACACAGAAGCGGGATCATCGGAATCATTGCTTGGGATTTTGAACGGATGAATCGTAATGTCGATCAGGCTCAACTGGATGCAGCACAACTTCGCATGGCTGGCTATAAGATTTATTCGCTGCAACAGCCCATTATGGACAACAGTCCTTTCGCGCGGGTGATGGAGGCGATGTATTTCGCCAGCGCACAAAATCAATCGGATATGATTTCCGCTGACGTTCGCCGTGCACTGCAAAATAATTTTCAAAAATATAAAGTCATTCCGCGTTCCTGCATCCCGGATGGTTGGATCGCTGTTCCGGTGGATATGGGATTTTTCAGCAATGGGAAACCACGCATCGGCTATAAAGCAGAACCAGACCCTGACCTTGCTCCGCGAATTAGGGACGCTATCGAGCAAAGGCTACACGGCGCAACGCTGGAAGAAATGCGGATTATCATCGGCGGTGTCTTCATTTCCAAGACCCGCGAGATGGTTCGCCGCCTGATGTTCAAGCCGCTGCTATACGGCAGCTTTACGTATGGAGGCACAACAATGGTTAACTACTGCGAGCCGATCATCAGCAAAGAGACTTACGACAATTTGCAGGTCTATAATGATTTCGCGCCGCGAGAGCATCAGAAACCGCAGGGACATTTTTCAAAAAATCGCCCGCTGCTGTCTGATCTCCTTTATTGTGGCGTTTGCGGAAAAAAGGCATTTCTCGACCGCCGCCGGGCAAAAGGTCGGCTATATGAAACCTATTACTGCAATGATAAGCATGTCGGGTTTCGCCGGGAAATTCTTGATAAATTGGTCGTCCAAAAGGGCATTGAATTGCTGTCTGATCAGCAGTACCAAAAGGATTTGGAAGCTGTTATTTCCTCGATAAAATCGCCATTTGAAAAATCTTCTGATACGACTTCGGTAAATTCAGAACTTGCAAAAATCGACCAAAAAATCAGCCGAATTTCCCGCGCGATTGAAGAGACCGATGAACCGCCTGCGACACTTGTAAAACGGCTGGCTGAGCTTGAAAAGGAACGCGCCGCCATTTCGTCCCAGCTTCAATCTTTTGACGATGCTGATGCCCGTGATAAAATCCTTGCGGAAATGGATCGCATCCGGCTGTCAATCCTCGAAGTCCTGAAAAATGAAAAGAGCACCACGGAAGAAATCCGCAATGCTCTTTCCCTTTTCATCCACTCAGTTGTAATCTATCCCGGTTCCCGGGTTCTGATCCGCCACACCTTGCCGGGCATGGCGGTTGGGAGTACTATGAGCGGAGTTGTCTCAGCGCCCCCAGAGGGGGTTTCTGTTTACTCGCAACTTCTCGAAAGCTGGTATCAAGTATGATAGCTCATCCCCCGTAGCGTTCCAGCAGTTCCAGCGTCTCGGGATCGTCCAGAATGTCGCTGAGACGGCAGTCCAGGGCGAGGCAGAGCTTCAGCAGGGTGGACAACTCCGCCTTGTTGATGTTGCGCTGGCCCTGTTCCAGAGACGTTATCATTCATCATTATCTAAAATCTGGGTCGTGCCATCATGCACCGCCACCCAGAATTTCACCGGTTCTGGATAACATTCGCAATAGGTGTAATTATTCCGTTCTGTGGTTTTACCCGTAAAATGCAGCTTCGTTCCGCGCTGGAAGACGGTCTGCCGCTTGTCAAATTTAGGCGACCATCCCCAAGCACCATCCGGGCACACGATTTTGACGTTTTCCCCGAGCTGATTGGCTTCTTTCAGTTGACTACAATCTGTAACCAACTGGTGACTATCTGTCACCGTTTCAAGAGCCTTATCATCCACCGTCATCAATGGCAAAAGAGCCGGATCAAAATGGCTCTTGTAATCATTCCAGACCTTCCGCGCCTCGAAGTGCAAATGTGGACCGGTGCTGTTTCCAGTGCTGCCGGAATAGCCAATGATCTGCGACCGGGCAACTCTCTGCCCGAGCTTGCACGCCACCATCGTCAGGTGAGCATACAGCGTCGCATTCCCATCCTCATGTTTGATGATGACGCAATAGCCAAAACCGGTTTTGTCCCATCCAGACATTACGACCTGTCCGGCTTCGGACGCAAGAATCGGCGTCGTTGCCGGACAGGCGTAATCAATGCCCGTGTGAAATTTGCTTGTGATCGTTTCCCCGTATTTCTGTGAAATCGGATATTCGCCGCTGAACGGCTGTCTGTACTGCATTATTCTTCCTCCGGCTCGATCTGGTTATGGCTCCACCAACTCACCAACTGCACGGAATATTTGAGCGTTTCAAAGTCATTCAATTCGAGCTTCTTTCCCAGCTTCTTGAGCTGCTTTCTCTCATCTTCTTTCAGGTGGAGTATCACGGTAAATGAGCCGTCCTCATTTCGGCTAATATTTTTCCCCATTATCAACTTCCGGCAGTCCAGCAAGGCTGGTCAGCATACTCAGAATAGCGGCAAGGATGGAGGCAGAAGCGACCATCCGCCAATCAACAGCGGAAATGACAGCACTGGAGCCGATTGTAGCAATCGCCGCCTGTGCAAAAGTACGTAAGGCTCGAATACCGCTCGCCTTAAACCACTCTTTTGTAAAGATTTGTTTATTCATCTTTTATTCTCTCTTTCAGTTCGTCAAGCTGTTTAAATGCGGTCTTGATACCATTTTCGGCAACAGCCATTCTCTCCACAAGCTGGTTATGCTTCATGACTTTCGCGTCCAAACTGTCAATTTTGCCGGAAAGAAACTTCAGGCGCTCTTCCATGACCGCGTCGCGCGTGTTTGACGTAACTATGACACTGATAATTGTTGGGATTGCAACAAAAAGCCCGCTGATAATAGCGGTAACGATGGCTGGATTCATGATGCCACCTCGCTTATAATTATATCATACGCCTTTTTGAACTTCAATGCTCCACCTCCTAAAATTTATTCACCGGGTTCCGCATTTGCGATCCCGGTGAGCCATTCCAGCTTTTGAGCCATAACATGGACAACTGCCGTCTTGATCGTTTCTTCCGGGATGTCAGCGGGCGCGGCTTTGATGTCATCATCGCTGATGGCAAGGGACGCCGTGATCTTGGTTGCCCGGCTGAGGTCAGTCGCGATGATCCGCACGGCTGCCCGCGTTTGGGCTTTCTGTGTCTCATCGCTGATTTCCGCGTCAATCACGCCCGGTGCGCTCCAATAGCCCGCCCAATCAAGCAGACTGAGGCTGATTGTTTGGCGGTAAAATCCGCTTTCAAATAAATTCCATCTTTCTTCGTTTGTCATAGTTCTCTCTCCTATTCCAGCCAGACCCGGCTCAGGGAAACGTTCAGCGTCCCCTTCAAGTCTGCCTGCCCTTTATAAAGCGCGACATTGTACGTTCCCGACAACGCGGAAATGTCAAGCGCATAATCTTCATAGCCCAATTCTGACCGATTCGCCGTCAGCTCGATCCCGCCGTAGGCAGCGCACAAAGTGCTGTCCGTATTGCTGGAAACGTTGGTGACGCCCGGACGCGCCAGCCCGTAGATCATAGACCAAAGATTATAACTGGCGGAGCCCAGACCGGAAGCCGTCCACCCGATGCGCATCACGAGGCGGCGATAGCCTGTCACATCCACCGCACCCGAGCGGACATAGACGCAGCGTTCCTGCGAGCCTGTCCCGCTCATCGAGCCGGCCAGCGCGCCGCCGTTATTTGCCATGCGGTACATCGTATAATTTTTTCCGCCTCCTGTCTTGTATTGGATCGTGCCTGTCCATCCGCCGGACAGCGTGTCATCCGAGACGCCGTCGCGGAAGAGATAGACGCGCCGCTGATACACCAACCGCGCCACGCCGTTCACACCCGCATAAGCCCGGACGATTTTTCTTGCAGTACCATTCACGCCTGCATATATCGCTGTTGCCTTTTTCGCAGTGCCGTTGACACCTGTATAAATACTCATTTATGCCTCATACACGAAGATGATTTTCCCGGTAGCTAAAGACGATACGCCATCGGTAGGTTCATTTGTGCTGTCCACGATTTCATAATCTGGACGAACTTGAATACCGCCAAGTGTAGGTTTGTTAGTTACATCCGTTGCGTAATCAACGTTGTCTTGTGTAGCGAGGTCACCCAAATCAGCGGTATCGGCTTTCGCGGTAAGCGCAGACTGCAAGTCTGCTTGATTCGCAAGCGTCCCTCCGATGTCTCCCCACGAAACTGATGACAATTTCCCTGCTAAAAGGTTATCAGTCTCGGTCTTGCTATACACATTAGACGCGTTTGCTTTATCTGCTAAAAGATTGTCCGCCTGTGTCTTTGTGTAGACATCAGCAGAGTTTGCTTTCGCACTCAAAGCATTAGCGAGGTCGGTCTGATCTGCCAAAGTCCCCGTAATATCACCCCAAGCGGCAGAAACGACCGTACCACCACCGCCAGAGGAAACCGCCCATGCGCCATTTTTCCGAACGTATTCATTCCCGTTCGACGGAGCATCATTCACCGTTGCCATCGTGCCAAGGCTTGCAGAATCGGCTTTCCCCGCAATCAGATCGCTGACAGTTGTTTCCTGCACGTTATTGGCATCCCATGTCGTGACTTGAAAACTCCGAATTGCCTTATACAGTTTTCCTTCATGCATCATGAGTGCACCTTCAAGATAGGCATTTCCTGATACCCATTCTTCCGCAATGCCACTTTCATCAGCTTTGTCATCAAGAGCATTTTTCAAGTCTGTCTGATTAGATAAATTTCCTGTAATAGCTCCCCATGATGCAGATGTACTGCCACCGCTTGAAGCGACAGCCCACTGTCCATTTTTCCGCACATACTCTGAGCCATTGGAAGGTGCATCATCAACAGCAGACATCGTCCCGAGAGTAGGCTTGTTCGTCACATCGGTCTCATAGTCAACGTCATCCTGAGTCGCAAGCGTTCCAAGGTCGGCAGTATTGGCTTTGGCGTTCAATGCTGTCTGTAGGTCGGTCTGGTCAGAAAGAGTCCCTGTGATTTCTCCCCACATGGATGCGCCACCGCTCCCTGATGCACCTCGTGGGATGCCAAAGTCAAATACTGCCGCTGTCGGCGTTCCGCGATTGACTACTGTAGCATTCGCATTTGACGGCAAGGTCGTGACAGTACCGACTGCCACCGTTGCGGCGATACCGTCTTTCCCTCGGTCGCCTTTCGTTCCGTCAGAGCCTTTCTCACCGCTGAAGACAATCATCCTATCTTCAGCGGTTAGGTTCACAGCGGTTGACTTATCTTCAACGATTTCGATTTTGTCCCAATCAAGTATCATATTCAAATCTCCGTGATTGTCGGCACGATTTCCACCATCTCCGTTGTAAACGGACGTTGTTCTTCACCGCACTTCAGCCAAACGTCAAAGTAATAGACCCCCGGCGGTATCGATGCGGTCTTATCCTTGCTCCACAGCACGGTGACTCGACCAAGGCTGACATCAATTGTGCTGACCGCCGATTTGACGAGGACACCACCCGGCTTATCACGCATCTGACTGTATGCTGTACAACCCGTCAGGTCAAGTATCTGCTTCGTCTCAGGATTCCGAAAGATATATGACCGTCGAAATGTTTCGGACTGTTTGACTACGTTCTTTTTCATCCTGCGCTCCCTGTTCTGACAACGCCACCATTACTGACGATTTTGGTTGTTCCGCCAGACTTGGTCAGCGATCCGTACATAATCGTGCTGCCGCTGCACTCAAAAATTGTATGGTCTGAATATCCTTTAATATTCAGATTGCCAATATAAATATTTGAGCCAGTATCCGCATCCACTGCATTATTAGTAGCATGTCCTTCTTGATAGCTTGATCCGGATCCAGACACTACCACGCCAGCTTCAACAGTTCCGGGGATTATGATAGTTGATCCATAAGTTGCGGCAATGATACGATTATTGTATGAGTATGGATAGCCAGCGTCGTATTGCGTCGCAATTCCAACAATATTAATTTTGACATCCGGCAGCAAATATCCTGTTGGGACAAAATCAATATATGAATTTCTTTCAGCCAAGACACAATTACCAGTGCATTCAACTTTAACCTCACTTTCGAATCTCAAATACGCATTATTATGAGCATAGATGCCGGAAGTATATATTTTATCGTTCATGTACCCTTTGAAAGTGATTTTCTTTTCGGAAACATCGATTTTAAATTCGCTGTTTCTTGTACCTGCAGGATATGCGACAACATTAATTTTTGATGCAAAATTTTCTGGACACGCTGAAATAGCTTTGCTATATGTTTTGAATGCGGTTTCCCTCGTAAGCCCGTCATTATCATCAGAACCACTTAAATAATCGACATAAAAGGTTGTCGGACTGTTATTCTCGTCGATAGCTTCATCAATCTTACTGTCAATCAGGTTGATTGTCTCTGTCTTGTTATAGTAAGTTTCAGGCAATTCGTCGATAGCGGAATCAATCTTACTGTCAATCAGGTTGATTGTCTCTGTCTTGTTATAGTAAGTTTCAGGCAATTCGTCGATAGCGGAATCAATCTTGCTATCTATCAATTCGCCTGTTTCTGACTTATTATAATAATCATCAACGATGGCATCAACTTCGGGCTTTTTGTAATACTCATCATTTACAACGGAATTATTGACACTCACATAACTCGATGAAGAACTCACATCTTGATTGCCTTCGAGTACATTACAGGTCACGACAGATGATTCCGCGTAAATTGCTTTCAAAGCACCGCCAGAATGCAGAGTTTGGGACAACATCCTTGCAATACTTACATGGGAGTTGACAGCATAAATAGAGTAGTCAGGAAACCCAGTTGTTCCAGAGGTATCAACCTGAATCAGAGAATTCGTATCACTTGACGATAAGATGCCACCGTTCTCGATTTTGATTCCTTTGCCGGGATTCGAACCGATACAAACAACTCTGAGTCTGTCCGTCCCCGTCAAACCTTTGTAATTCAGGCTTGCATTTGAGATGTCGACCGCATCGGTGACAGCGGAAATCGTGAAAACGCCATCAAGCCTTACATCTGCGCCATCCATAACCTTCAAGGTGTATTGATAACTCGTACTGGTCGTGAATCGAATTTCGGCATTTGTAGTACCTGCGAATGTGATATTTTTCCCCGAAACCGTGATGAATTCGCTATACTCATTCGGAGTAATCAGAATGCGAGTCGTAGGTGCTTCTGCCATATCAACAGCTTTCTGAACCGTCTTAAAAGCTGTCTGAATGGTCTTCCCGTCATTGCTGTCGGAACCGCTTGTGCCATCAACATAAAGGACAGACGGCGGTTGAACCGCTAATGCGGCATCGACCTCTGCTTTTGTGTAAACGGAATCCGCATCGGCTTTTGTTGCGAGCTGAGAAGAAATCAGCGCATCTGTTTCGGTTTTGGTGTAAACGGCATCTGCATCTGCTTTCACAGTAATCTCATCATTCAGATGTTCAGCAATCGTTACAGCTTCGACAGCGGTGCTATCCCATTCGAATCCCGTGAAGTCCCTCAAAAACCGATAGAGTCTGCTGTTACGTGTGACCAAATCACCCGTTTGATAGACTTCGCCCGATTCCCATACAGGAGCGAGGTCTTCGGCTTCTGCTTTGCCTTCAACGGCGTTTTGTAAAGAAACAACATCCGTATCATCGGCTTTACCTTCAATCAAAGAGTTTACTTCCGACTTTGTGTAAATGGTTTCTGGATCGATTGCACCACCTTCTGACGTGGACGGCGAAGAAATGGCATA